AAAGGTTTGCTGCAATAACAAATATTTATAGGAGAGAGGAGATGTTAAACACTATTAAATGGGTTAGCTCAATACTTATTATATTAAGTATGATACTCACTGCAGCTAACATATACCCAGTTAATCTATTCATTGCAGTATTACCTACAATAGGATGGATATACATATCATTTATGTGGAAGGATAAGGCTCTAATAGCTATGAATTTCACAGCATTAACTATATATCTATTAGGAATAGTTAATTACATATCAATAACTTAGGAATATATACCGGAATGACTGAAGAAGAGATAAAGAATCTATTACAAGACAATATTGATGACGCTTACAGCTTTGTTGAATCAGATGTCAATGCAGATAGAAAAAGAGCAATGGAATATTACTTACGTCAACCATATGGCAACGAAGTAACAGGCAAGTCATCAGTTGTTACAGGTGAGGTAGCTGAATCTATTGACGGTGCACTGCCGCAGCTCATGAAAGTGTTTACTCAGAATACTGATGTCGTTGAGTTTACTCCGCAGAACGATGGCGATGCTACAGTTGCTGAGAACGTAACACAGTATATCAATCACATATTTAATAAGGACAATGCTGGTGCTATCATCATGCATAACTGGTTCTTTGATGCACTCACACAAAAGACTGGTATCGTTAAAGCATACTGGAATGATGAGAAAGATGTTAACGAAGAAACATATAAAGGTTTATCACAAGATGAACTAACAGAGCTTACACAAGATGATACAGTTGAGATCATATCGCAAGAGGTTATTGAGATACCATTAGATACTGTTGATAACAAAGCACAGATGACTAATGAAGTAGGATCGTTACATCAGGATATACCTGAGCCTATATATGTTTATAATGTTAAGCTACGCACAACACTTAATAACAGTAGAGTTAAGATAGAGAACGTACCACCAGCAGACTTCATGATAGACAGACATGCTGATAACATATCAGATGCACGATTTGTAGCACAACGTAAGATGCTAACAAGAGCAGAGTTAGTTGCTATGGGTTACGATCAGAGTATTGTAGATGACCTATCTACAGACGGCGACATACAGTTAGATAACTTTAATCCTATTACTGGATTCAATAACGTTGAAGCTAACAACACAGACAAGACACAAGATCTTATAGCGACATATGAATGTTACTTAGACATAGGTGAAGAAGATGGACTAGCTAAGAAGCACAGAGTATGCTACGCATCTAATACTATATTAAGTGATGAAGAGATTGACTACGTGCCGTTCTATAGCTTATGTCCATTCCCTATTCCTCATTCATTCTATGGTCAGTCAATGGCTGATAGAACCATGGAACTGCAATTCATTAAATCGACTATCACGCGTCAGATGTTAGATAACTTATACTTAACTAACAACAGTAGAGTCGGTATCGTTGAAGGACAATGTAACATAGATGATGTGCTTAACAGTACAGCAGGTGGTGTGATTCGTATGAAAAACCCTAATGCTATCGTACCACTCACAGTACAGTCATCAGCTAACCAATCATTCCCATTCCTAGAATACTTAGATCAAGTACAAGCTAAACGTACTGGTGTATCAGACATGATGAATGGTCTTGATCCAAACGTATTACAGAACGTGAGTGCTACTGCTGTTGCAGCAATGACTCAACAGTCACAAGGTAAGTTAGAGCTAATGGCAAGAGTGTTTGCAGACACAGGTGTTAAGAACCTAATGCAAGGACTGTTACATCTAGTGTGTAAGTATCAGGATGAACCAAGAGCTATGGCTATCAACGGTAAGCCAATGAACATTGATCCACGTGAGTGGACTAACCTTTACAACGTTAACATTAATGTTGGTCTTGGTAATGGTAGACCTGATGAAAAGATTGCTATGTTAAACATGGTGATGGCTAAACAAGAGATGATACTACAACAATACGGTATGTCTAATCCACTCGTTAACCTTAAACAATACAGAGATACATTAGCTAAGTTTATCAATGCATCTGGTTATCGCGACGATTCGCAGTTTATGAATGAGATATCCGATTCTGAGTTAGCTCAGTTGAATCAACAAGATGCTCAAGCAGATAAGACTCCACCTGAAGTACAGGCAGCACAAGCAATAGCTAAAGCTGAGACAGACAAAGCTCAGATGAAATCACAAACTGATATGGCTGCACAACAGTTGAAGATGCAAGAGATGCATTTGAAGACAGAGATTGAACAACAGAAGCTAGCATTAGAAAGACAACAACAAGAGTTAGACTCAGCTAAAGAGATGCTCAAGATACAGACTGAGCGTGCTAAGCTTGATGCTGACATACAACTACGTGAAGTAGAGTTAAAGATAAAAGAAGAAGCCTTATATGACAAATCTAATAGCGATGACATGAAGAATATGATCAACGCGGTAGACAAGATATCAAAGATCAATGGATAGTTTATTTGAAGAACTAGGTCGTAAACACGATGCACGTCGTGCTGCGTCCAAAGCATTGACATATGATGTGTTAAGTAATGCAATGAACATGAAGGCTGATACATCTGGTATGACTCAAGCTCAAGTCGATGATGGTATTGATAAGTCAAGGTATGATCTATTCTCACAGTTTGCAGCGATGCCAGCTGGATTAGTTGAAGGTGCTTTAGGTATTGGTGGTGACATAGAGTTACTCGGTCAAGGTATCAAAGAAGCATACAAAGCAGACAAGGGTCAAACATTAGATGGTTTCTTAGCAGGACTATCAGACAGAGATACATTCTTCCCTAATACAATGGATGTACAAGAAGGTACAGACGAGTTATTAGCAGGCACAGCTTACGGTGATATGCTTAAGAACGGTGGTGATGGTAGATTGTTAGGTGAGTTTCTTGCACCCATTCCTACAGTACCTGGTATTGCTAAAGCAGGTAAGTTAGTTGGTAATGCTATTGCTGACACAGTGGGCACAGGTATTAAAGCTGAACGAGGTATGGGATTATCAGGTGGTATTAATCAGTTACTTGGTATGACACAAGATCCTGCTATGGTCATTGGACCTAGATCAAGTAAGTGGAACAAAGCATCAGAAGCTGCATTTAAGAAAGCTGTACCAGATCCAGATGACATAACAAGACAACGTAAAGCATTAGGTGAGTTTGGTCCTACAGATGCTGAAGCAAATGTATGGGATGAAACTGCAGCTAAAGGTAATGCTACGTTCTTAGATATAGATGGTGGGATCAAGCAAGAGATACCGACTGGTGAGTTTAATATAAAGCCAAGGTATAATAGTTTAAGGAAATCTGACCTTGACAACCAAGCGTTAAACTCATATGACGAGCTTAACAATGGTATTAATAATTCTGGTATAGCTTACAAAGACTTACACCCTGTTGATGCAGCTAACAAAGGACATTTAGGACAATACAATCCAAGAACAAACACAATGTCTGGTAATCCTAATAAATCTAAAGCCATACAAAGAAATACAATGGCACATGAAGGTCAACATGCTATACAAGTACTAGAACCAGAGTTTGCAACAGGTTCATGGCCTGGTTTATATAAAGCTAAGAACTTAGATGATATATATGACAGCAAAGATGTAGCTAAATCAGACGCTGTAAAGAATTTAAGAGCCAAAGATATGGATAGATACAGCTCATTAGATGATGGCTTACCTGAACACTTATCTATGCAGGAAGATCCATCTGGAAGGGGTGCTTATTTAAGAGATCCTGGTGAGATGCTTGCAAGAGCAACAGGTGAAAGAGTAGACTTAGATAAAGCAGGCATTAGAAAGAATCACATACTAGATACTTATGAAGCTGAGTTTGATCAGTTTGGTATTATGCCTGATGATGTATTAGATGCTAAGATGAATGAGTTACTTAAAGGTAATGGTATACCAGAGTCTAATAAGTTTCCTAAGATACTAGATAAAGCATTAGCTAATCCAGGTAATAAAGAATACCGTAAGTACTTCAAAGGTTTAGATATCAAAGAAGGTAGCTTTAAACGTGAACTACAATCCAGTGGTCATTCACATCTTACATTTGAGATGAATGATGGACGAGTAGGTAAGTTAACTAACGTGCCTAATACTCCTGACAACGATCACAACTCACTACAGAATACATTGAAGTATATCCGTAATGGTATACAAAGAGCTGGACAAGACATAGATGCAGGTAACGGAAGAGCTGGTGGCTCATTCGAATGGATTCAACCTCAAAAAAAAAACAATAATGTAAGCTATAGTATGGATGTTAAGCCAGAGCAGGCTTATAGACCTGGTTATGTATACAAGACAGTTAATACAGTTGATGGTAAGAAATATATAGGATCTAAGTTATCACCTCAAGGAACACAAGGTAATTACTTTAAAGATGATTACTATGGCTCAGGACCTGACTTAAGAGCTGCTATAGATGAGCATGGTATTGATAAGTTTATTAATGTTAAGCAGCAAGATACAACAAGCTTTGATGATATAGTTAAAACAGAAGAAGGGTTACTAACAAGGGTAGATGCAGCTGGTAGTGATGATTACTACAACAATATCAATAAATATCAAGTTGGCAAAGGTAATTTGCCCAGCCAAAAAACAAAAGATAGAATAAGCAAATCAAGTATAGGGAAAAATAAAGGCAAGCCATCTCCAGCCAAAGGCAAAACAATGTCTGCTGAACAAAAGAAAAAAATAAGCGATTCAGTTAAAAGGGGCTGGGATAAAAACCCAAGACCTGGTCCTAACAAAGGTAGAAAATTCTCTCCAGAAGCAAGAGAAAACATGAGCAAAGCACATATTGGTCAATCACCTAGCAACAAAGGTCAAAAGATGTCTAAGGAGCAAAGGAAAAAACTAAGTGAAGCACTCAAAGGACGAACATCACCTAATAAAGGTAATAAGATGTCTGAAGCACAAAAGAAACAAATTAGCGAGACACTAAAGAAACGATTTAAGGGGTTACTATGATACAATCAAGCGCGATACAAGTAATACTAGATGACTCGTCATTTAGCGAGGCAATGAAAGAGTTAAAGCAACTACATCTGGACATTATTTGTAACAGCGAGTCAGATGAAGATAAAATAAGAGAAATAGCATACATGAAAATAGTTACAGTTAATGAAATAATGGCTCATTTGCAGAGTATAGCAG